GTTCCAGCAGACGACCTCGTAGTTCCGTATACGGCTACCTCATTAGACGATGCGGAAGCGGTGGTCCATGTTATAAAAATTTCAGAGAATGATTTAAGAAAACAACAAGTATCTGGTTTCTACACTGACATTGAACTAACAAAACCTGTCACTGTAGATGCAGACAAGGTTGTTGATAAAAAAAGAGAATTAGAAGGAACCACTACATCAACAAGAGTAGAAAGTATGTACACGTTATTAGAGTGTCATACAAATCTGGATTTAGAAGGTTTCGAAGATGTTGGCCAAGACGGTCAGCCAACTGGAATAAAATTGCCTTACGTCGTAACAATCGAAGAAGGTAGTATGAAAGTTCTTTCAATCAGAAGGAACTACGCGCCCAATGATCCACTAAGAAATAAGATCCAATATTTCGTCCACTTCAAGTTTCTGCCAGGACTAGGATTTTATGGCTTTGGACTCATTCATATGATTGGCGGTTTGAGCAGAACGGCAACGTCTGCTCTCCGTCAATTATTAGACGCAGGGACTTTATCGAATTTACCCGCAGGATTTAAGCAACGTGGTGTCAGAGTTAAAGATGACTCTTCACCCATACAACCTGGAGAATTTAAAGATGTTGACACACCAGGTGGTAATTTAAGAGATGCATTCGTATTCTTACCATACAAGGAACCATCA